GAAGCCGCCGATTTCGCCCTTCGCGTCGGGCATGCCTGGGATATACACCTTCGTCGTATCACCGAAGCACGTCACGTCCTCGAGCTCCGTCGCGGCGTCGAGGCTCCACGCATTGAGCGAGATCACTTGGGCGAACGTGGTCCCGCCAGCCGCGTCCCAGAACACTTGCCCGTATCGTCCGGTCTTGATCGCCATTACCCCTCCTCGTCGGCCGAGCCCGTCACGCGGGTCGCGCCATGTGCATAGAGCCGGAACATCACGTCTTGGATTGCGCTGCGCCGGTACGCTTCGGCAATCGGAAAGAAGGTCGGACTGGCGGGCATGCGCCCTCGATTCGCGCCGGCCTTGTTCGCGCGGACGGTCGTGCCGTGCTCGTAGATGTAGCCGTGTGGCGCGGTCTGCACGAGCTCGGCGCCGCTCAGGACTTGCCCGCGCGCGGGCTTCAGCACCAGGCCGCGGCGCAGCGCGCCGGTCTTGGACGGATAGGCGGCGGCGATGTCGGCCTTGGCATCGGTCGCGCTGTCGACCATGATCGTGTTCGCCTCGTCGACCAGGTCCGCGGTGAGGGTCTGGAGCTCCGCCATGAAGGAGTCGAGGCCCGACCACGTCACGCTAACTTTGGTCGCCATCGAACACCTCCCGCCCGATGACCTCGAGCTCGACGTCCCGCTCCTCGCGATTGACGACCGCATCGATGTGGAAGATGCGCCCCTCGAAATGGAGGCGCGCGTTGGGCGTCGTCAGGCCGGGATGGTAGCGGCCGACGAACGTCGTGGTGCCGGTGCCCTCACTGCGTACGGCACAGTACCAAGTGCCTGGAACTAAAGGCAGATAGCCACTGCTGCCGTTTGGCACATCCAGGGTGACGAGATGCCGGTACGTGCCGATCGTCATGCGACGGTGGGGTCGCGATAGGCCGCGAGCAGGTGATAAATCTGCGGCCAGGGGTCGGGGGTCGTGCCGTCGCCGCGGTCCTCGTAGAAGGCGGACACCAGCAGCAGGACGGCGTGCTTGACCGGGAGCGGCGCCGTCGCCGCCGTCCAGGTCGCATCACCGCCCGCGGCGAGATACGAGAGTACCGCCTCTTGGGCCGCGTCGAGTTTCTGTTGCACGTCGGCGTCGTAGGCGGTGCCGGTGAGATGGAGATGCACCTTGGCCTGCTCGACCGTCCAGAGCGGCGGCAGCGTCACGCGCGAGAAGGCGAGCGTCATGCGACGGGCTCCTCGGCGGGCTCGGCGGTGGGGGTCGGCGGCGGCGCCGCGGGGACCGTCGGCGGCTCCCGCGCCGCCAGAATCTCCAGCGGCCAATTCTGCTGCTGCAGGTACGGGGTCTCGCCGCCAGGCACGGGGCCGAGCCCAAACCATTCATCCCGCGCTTCGTTCGGCGAGACCGCGCCGGAGCTGATGGCGGTCTTGGCGGCGTTAACGCGGCTCGTCGTATCCATCCAAATCAACAGCGCATCATCGAATTCAATCGTGAGATACGACGGCAGGTCGAGGCCGTCGCCGAGACACGTCGCGATGGACACCAGGTGCGGCTCGAGACACTGCGATTTGTATTGCAGCTGCGAGGCTTCCGCGTTCGCGTACGGCGGCTGCTTGCTGCTGTTGAGAATCGAAATCGGCAGGCCGAGGACTTCGCAGATTTTCTCTTCGGTCCACCCGAGCTGCTCGATGACCTGGGCATCGACCGCGGAGGTCGAGACCGATTCGTATTTCATGCCGAGCTCGGCGATGAGAATCTCGCCGCTCTTGAAGTTGGCCGCGTCGGTCTTGAGCCGCGCCGCGGATTGCGGGTCGAGCTTGGTCGGGGCAATCAACACGCCCGACGGGCGCGCGCCCTTCGCGAAAAAGGTCGTGCTGTTGTCTTGGATCGCTTTCGCCTGGGCAATCGCGCCGGCGATGGCCGACAGCGGCGAGATCCCGCAGAGTGGATGGTAGAGACAGTTCCAGCGGTCGTGAATGAGTTCGCGCGCCGGAATGACGACGGGGGGGGAATCCGTCGGCACCCCGGCGAGCTCGTTCGATTGCAGCTCGTAGTAGACGCTGCCGTCGGGCGCGGTCAGCACCTTCACGCGCGCGGGGTCGAGGATGTGGAGCGCGTTCACCACGGTGCGCTCGTCCCGCAGTTTGAGGACGTACGTGTTGCCCCAGAGCAGCTTGCTCAACACCCACATTTCGATGAATTGCTGCGCGGTCTGGTAATGATTCGGCCGGCGCAGCACGGGCGAGTACGCGGGGTTGGTGGTCTCGGTCCAGAAGCCGTTCCGGTCGCGCTCGAGCAGGAGCGGCGGCGCAATCTTGCTAATGTCCTGACTGATGCGCGAGACGGCGCCGAACACACTGGGATTGCTCAGCGCGGATTCCGTCGTGAGCGGATCGTTATTCTGCCAGGCGCCGGTATACGGCTCGCGGACGACGGGGTACCACGAGCCGCTCCCGCCGCCCACCAGCGTCAGCATCGACGCCAGGCGCGACCGTACCGTGCTGAGCACGCTCATGGGCTCAGGCCGATTCGTCCTGCATCACCACGCCCGTGGGCGCCGGCCAGGCCGCGGCGGTCAGGTACTTGACCGCATTGGCGTTGATCTTCTTCCAGTTGATGAAGCGTTCCGCGCGCAGCGCCACGCAGTTCATCTGGAACATGGAGGCGTAGATGGTCGTGGCGGCGACGGGCGAATCGGGCGCGCTGTCCATCTGAATCGAGGCTTCCCCGCTCGCGTCAATCGTCACGCCGCCATCATCGGCGTACAGAATCAGCGAGGGCTGCAGCGCAATGACTTTCGTCGTCACGGTGTTGCTGACAATGAACGAGAGGCCCTTCCACGTCCCGCCATTGATGGCGATACCGGGGAATTGCGGCGACCCGTCGCTGTAGGTCTTGAACGAGAGCGCCATCGCGTTCGCGGGCGACATGATGAACGTGAGGCCGTCGACCGGAATGTTGTTCGTCGAGAAATGCGAGATGAGCCCGAGGATGTCGGCCAGCGGATTGGCGGTCGCGGCGGCGGTCGGGGCGCCGTTGGTGATGGACGCCGGATTCACGCCGGCGACGGCGGCGACGGCGGGGTCGGTGAACTGCGCGTCAATGAAGCGCGCAATGCTGGCGACCATTTCGCGCCGCACGACCTCTTCGGCCTTCGGGCTCGAGAGCTTGATGAGCTCCTGCGTCAGCACGATGATGCCGGCGACCTTGGCCCAGTCCAGCGTGACACTCGCGAAGGTCAGCGCCGTGACCGGCTTGGGCTTCACTTCTCCCACCCAGTTGTACGTACCGCCGGCGGTCTGCTGGGGAATCTTGACGTTGAAGGGCACGCTGTAGAGGCCGGGAATCTTGTCGACGATGGTGGCCGCGCGCAGCAGCTCGATGAAGTCCTTGCTGATGTTCGGCTGCACGAGCGGGCCGGCCCAGGTCGCATCGGTCGCGGTGCCGGGGGCGACGGCCGCTTTGAGCGCGAGCACGACCTCGGGCGAGGTGTCGTTCCAGCGCGCCGCGGCCCAGGTCGCCGGCTCGACGCCGGCCTGCTTCGCCGCCATGGTCGCGCAGACGTAGCGGATGAACTGCGTCCCCTTCGGCAGGTTCGACTGCACCGAGACGTGCTGATACGGCGACGTGACCGTTTTCGCGCTCGACATCTGCAGCTTCTCGACGTCGCGCCAGTGCGTGACGGTCTGGTCGACCGCCGCGAGCTGCGACTTGATGCCGTCCAGCGTGGCGGCGGTGTCGGCGTCCAGCGTGTCGCCGTTGGCGCCCTTGGCGGCCATGACGTCGGCGACCTGGGCGATGAGCGCGGCCCGCTTCTGGTCGAGCGCGGTGATGTTCTCGGAGATCGTCATGACGGGCCTCTCTTGATCGAGTGATTTGACGGTGAGAATGGACGCCGACGCATTGGCGGGAATCGTGACCAAACTGAGTTCGCAGATTTCTGATTTCGTGATGCGCCGCACGCCGGAGGCGAGCCGCTCGAGCCCGCCATCGAGGACGCGATACCCAATCGAGACGCCCGTGATCACGCCGGCCTTGATGCTGTGCCAGGCGTCATCCACGCGGGACTTGAACGCGCCGGGCTCGTCCACCGTCGGCAGCGTGGCGTCAAAGGCAATCCCCTGCGCCGTCTTGGTCAGCGTGACGCGGCCGATGGGTTGTCGGGTGTCGTGATGGAACAGCAGGGGCAGCGAGGCGGCGAAGGTCGCGCCGGCCGGGTCGAAGCTGTCGCCCTGGCGATCGAGCTCGGGGGTGGAGGCGATGCCAGAGAAGCGGCGGCCCTCGGGCGCGACGGATTTAATTTCCAGCAGGCTGTAGGCGCGGTCCACTTGGGCCGCCACTATATGCTGGGGCTTGACAAAACACCAGCACTATCGGATCACCTATCTCTTTTCGAGATGGATGGGCCGCCTCACACCTCTCGCCCAGAGTCAAGTTCAAGTTAGTTGATTCGCTAATTTGAAGCGCCGATTAGCCGATGAGGGAAATCGAATAATCGAGCGTCGGCGTCCGCGCGTTGCGGTCCATCAGGTCGACCGCCATGATGAGCGCGACGACGGCATCGATGCGCTCGGTCGAGAGCACCTTCGACGGTTTCAGATTCCCCGCCGGGTCACTCTCCACCGCGACGTTCGAGACGCACCAGCGCAGCACCGGATGGCCATCGTGCCGGAGCGTCTGCGACAGGACCGCGAGCTCGAGGGACTTCGTCGGCGCCGACAGCGACCCGAAGCCCTGGCGCATCGGCACGCACACCAGACCATCCTGTTTCTCGAGCCGGGACACGAGGTCGGTCGCGTTCCACGGGTCGTACGCAATCAGTTGCACGTCGTACGCGCTCCCCCACTGGCGCAGCGCCTCGCGGACCACTTCGTAATCGACCGTGGGGCCGGGAATCGCCGTCACCCACCCGTCGCGCGCCCACTGGTCATACGGCACTTTGTCCCGCCGTGAGCGTTCGCGAATCTTGTCGGCCGGAATGAAACACTTGGCGATCACGTCGAACCCGGTTTCATCGGGGAACACGGCCACCATCGCCGTCAGGTCCGTCGTCGAGCTCAGGTCGAGCCCGACGTAGCAGCGCCGCGACGTTCCACGTGGCACCTGGCAGGCGTCCCAGGCCGGCATCGAAATCCACCGCGCCGCTTGCTCCGTCCACTGGTTCAGGTACAGGCGCCGAAAGGTGTTTTCCTGCGCGGGGATTTCCTTCGCGCGGGCCGCGAGGATTTCCATTTCCTCGAGGGAGCGGAAATCGCCGAGCGCGGGATTCGCTTTTTTCCAGACGCGCTTGTCGCGCCAATCCGCGTCGATGGGCGCCTCATACAGCAGCGGCAGGAACGACGGATCGAGCGCGGGATGCTCTTCGACCTTTTTCGCGTGCTGGTAGAGCTCCCAGAGAATCGAATGGCGGTCATAGCCGGCCGTCGAAATCACGAGCAGCAACGGTTGGGACCGCGCGCCCATCGAGGTTGACAGCACGTCGTAGAGCCGGCGGTCCGGCGCGGCATGCAGCTCGTCGTAAATCACCATCGAGGCGTTGAACCCATGCTTCGAATGCGCCTCGGCGGCAATGGCCCGGTAGATGCTCCCGCTGGCCCAGTGCTCGATGCGCTTCTGCGAATCGACCAGGTAGCAGTCCTTGAGCAGCGCGGGGTCATTGCGGACCATTTGGGCGGCGACCCCAAACACCAGACTCGCCTGGTCCCGGTCCGCGGCGGCGGAATACACTTCCCCGCCGAGCTCCCCATCCGCCATGAGCCCGTACAGGGCAATCGCCGCCGCCAGCTCCGACTTGCCGTTCTTGCGCGGCAGCATCAGTAGGACCGTCCGGTACTGCCGCTTGCCGTCCGGCCGCTTCTTGAAAATCTTCCGGACGATGGATCGCTGCCAGGGCCGCAGGTTGAACGTCTGACGGGCGAACGGTCCTTTGGTATGGGTCAGGCTATCGATGAACGCGATCGGATCTCTGGGGGCATCCTGG